TCAGATTCCGGACTGCTGGCCAAAGCACGTTCCCATGGCCAGCTTGCTGATGGCCGCGTGTGCACCCGTCAGGTGTTGATCCCTCGGCAGGTCCCAAGTGGGGAACAGGCCAGCGACAGCCGCCATGTGGTTTTCCAGTTCACCGATGATCATGGTGATGTTCCAGGTGCCGTTATATTCGGTGGCCGACCTCCTGAGGTCGGCGCACAGCGCCATGACAGCCGCATAGTTGCGCATCGCCTGAAGCTGGCCAGCCGCCTTGGTGTCCTCGACCAGCAGGGTGAGGCCATTCAGGACAGCACGAATATCCCGCTCCATCACGCTGCAACGGTCCCCACACCATCCAGCCGAACAGCGACGCTGGTGATGCCATTCCCGGCGGCCTCGGTTGCTACGCCCACGGGGAAACGCCCGGTGCCCGGCAAGTTGATGTTCTTCGCCGTATTGTCCCATGCCACGCGTGCGCCGACCGTCAGAACCGCAGCGGTGGCTTTCGGCAGTTGATAGACGCCGGTGGTGGCCAGTTCGAGCAGATCGCCAACGGCGGCCGTATAGGCAGCGATGCCGAAAATGTTGCCGATGATCAGCCCTTCACCTGAAGCGATGCCGCCTACGGGAGCGGGGACGGTGATGACGTCGCCGTTTTGGATATGGTTCTTCATAGTCAAAGCCCTTTCGAGGATTGGATACGGACCACGGCGATGCGCGCCGTCGTGCCAGTGATCTGGCGGTTGAGGTCGCCCAGCGCGGCCGCCATTTCCGCATCTGTGGCATATGTGACCCGTTTGCCGTCGTATTCGACGGTGCGGATGCCCTGATAGCGGGCGGCCATCAGGGCATCGCGCCAGGCGGTGAGTTGGGCGAAGTCGGCCATTACGCGCCTGCGTTCTGGAACCAGCCGCGGTGGTCGATGAAGCCCGCGCCAAAGTCCAGGATCACCCGGATTTCCACGCCGTCCACATCCCACCCTGACCGGCTTTCCACCTGGGGCCCTTCGTTGCCCGAGAGGTAAGCGAACTCGAGGCCGTCGATCTCGCCGGGGTCGGCGGTCACGTACCAGCGAGTCGCGCTGGACAGGCGAGGTTCGACAACCAGCGACATCGCCCCCGAGAAGGGGTTCACGTCGGCAGCGGTGGCGGGCGCGATGGTCGCTAGCCACTTCTCGGCGACCGTCTCCAGCGCGGGCGGCACCAGCAGGTTCTTTGGCGTGATGCGAATGATGCGACCGTCGACGCCCTTCTGGGTGCGCAGCGCCAGTCGGGCGGCCGACAGGGTCGCGTCGGAGATCACCGCGCCGCTCGCCGCCTTGTTGCCGTGATCGACATGGAACAGCGCCTTGGTGTCCGACAGGGTCGGGCCGTTGCCGCTGTTCGCCTCAAGCAGGGTGACGAGGATCCGCGCCTCGGTTTCTGCCGCCCCCTGGCCCATGCGGCGGGCAAGGTCCGAGAAGGCCCCCAGATCGTCGTTCACCAGAACCTGCCTGGTGATGCCGATCTTCTTGGCCCAGGTCTCGATCTTGTAGGCTTCGCGGGCCTCGGCCATGGTCCCGGCCTTGATCTCGCCGTGCTCATTCAGCTTTTCCAGTAACGGGGCCTCGCCCAGCATGATCTTGTTCACGGACCGAAAGTCCCGCGCCGAGGTCTGACGGCCAAGACGGCGGATGCCGGAAGGCGCGGCCTGGTAGGCATCGCGCAGCACGCGGCCCACGGTGTTGCCGAGGATGATCGGAAAGTCAGATGTGGTGTGCAGGGCGCGGGTAACGAGGCTTGCGGGCGACAGGGCCATCGTGGACTCGCCGCGCAGGGTCAGCAATTCCTTGGCCATGTCCACGGGCGTGGCATAGGCATAGCGCCGCGCCGGTTCGGAAAGTTCGTGGCGCGGGTTGATACGCGCATAGAGGGCCTCGCCCATCTGGCGGGCGCGAAGGGCGGGGTCATCCTGGCTTTCGCCCATCTCGACGCGCACCTGTTCGGTGCGGATCGTGGGCGCGCTGCGGGTTGCAAGCGCTTCGAAGGCCGCACGACGGGCGATGTCCCCATCGGCGGCGGCGTCAATCTGACCGTCGATCCAGGACTGGTCTAGCCCGGCGATGCGGGCGATGGAGCGGATTTCCGTATTGATCGCGGCGCGGGTCTGCGTTTCGGGCGGGGCCGGGGTGATGGTGGTGTCGGTCATGTTGGTCTCCATGCGGATATGTGCGCCGGGGTCAGCCGGGGTGGGGACAAGGGAAATCTCGTGGGGTGTCCAGCGCACGGCGGTCAGAACCCGCGCGCCGCTCTCCATGGTCTCGGCCCATTCCTCGACTGAATAGCCCACCGAGACGTGGCGCAGGATCCCGGACAGGACGTCCTGCCAAAGCGGTTCCACCTCGGGCCGGGATGAGAAGCGGATCAGCGCCGTGCCGCGTTGGCCATCGACGGTGGCGGATTGGACGCCGCCAAGCACATCGCGGACGGCGGATTGCCGGTGCGCGTCGAGAACACTGGCACCCTGAAGGCGCGACATGTCCACCGCCGCGGGCGCAAGGCTTAGGCGTTCGACATACGGTCCAGCCATGTCGCGGCGGCGCACAGGCGCGCCGGTGGACCAGATCACCTCGACGGTGCGGGCATCACGGTCGGCGCTGGCCGGGGCCAGGTCGGCGCGGCGGGTCAGCAGGGTGGCGGTGTCATTCATTTGGGATGTCCTCCTTCTGGACAGGCGGCGCACCGAAGCTCAAGCCCAGCGCATCGGTCCGTGCCTTGTCAGCAGCAATCTCGGCATCGACCTGTTCGGCGTCGTAGCCCCGTTCGGAAATCGCCTGGCGTCGGCTTTTGAGACCGGCATTGATGGCGAGGATCTCGGCCTCGACGTCCTTCTTGGGGTCGACGTAGTCGAACTTGGGCGGGAGCCATTCACAGCCCAGATAGGCGGCTGGGTCACGGTCGAAGTCTCGCGCGGGCAGATCGCCCGACAGCACCGCCAGCCGCACGAAGCGGTCCCAGACCGGGCGGCAGAACAGATGCACGACGACGTTGTGCTGCAACTGCTCGACGCGGCGGCGAAACTCGATCAGCCCGGCGCGGATCGAGGAATAGGTAACGCCCTCCAGATCGCCCGAGACCAGTTCGTAGGGTAGGCCCATGCCAGCGGCGACAGCGCGGAGGTGGTTCTTGACAAAGGGGCTGTAAGCATCGCTCTCGGTCGGGTTGGAAAAGCGGATGTCGGTGCCTGGCGGCAGGGGGATGAGACTGCCGGGCTCCATGCCCACAGTCAGCGCGCCGTTCGTGTTGGTCCCGGTCAGGCCGCCCGCCGTGCCATCCGGATCAGTAATGAAGCCGGTGAACAGCGCGGCGACCTTGGCCTTGACCAGGGCTGCATCTTCGAACTGGTCCAACTCGTGCAGGCGCAGCAGCACTGGCGCGAGCCAGGTGATCCCGCGCAACTGGCCAGCGGCCAGGGGCTTGAACAGATGCAGGCAATCGGTGGCGGGGAGGCGCAGCGGTTCCAGCCGCATGGAGGTCAAAGGATCGCCGGGTCTGTCGCGCATCACCCAGTAGGCTGTGCGCTGCCCAGCGCCATTGAACTCGATGCCAGCCCGGATACGCGCACCGCTACCGATATCACGATGCAGGTCCAGCGGCACCTGGTCCCGGTCCAGCAGGTCGATGTGCAGGGGAACAGCAGGGGCATCAGATACGACACGCAGCCGCGCGAAACTTTCGCCGCTTTCCACCATTGCCCGCACTGCCATCGCCTGCAGCCCGTAGAAATCTGCCAGCCCACCCGGGTCGGCATGATCGGTCCAGCGCAGCCACAGCACCTGCAGCCGTTCTCGCACTGCCCGGTCGGGATGGGTGGACTGCGGCTTGATCCCCGCGCCGACGACATTTCCGACCAGGCTGTCCACCGCCGCCGCGACCCACGGGTTGTTGCGCGCATACCACCCGGCCCGCCGCGCAGCAGTCGTTGCGCCCGCCAAGATCGCCGTGTTCAGCCCATCGACCGTCCGCGCGCCTTCCCAGCGCCGCCCGCCACCGGCCGCGTCGAAGGAGCGGGTCGCCCCGCGCTTGATGAGTTTTTCGAAGAGAACCCGCATGGCGCGGAGTCTCTCATGTAAAAGGAAATCGGGGTATCAGAGCCGTTGGGAAGGGCCGGGAACGCTTTGCGACGAAGGCCCTCCGCGCTGGACATAGATCGGACCAACAGGGGAAAATGCTGCCCCTGTGAGTCGGGGATGTTGTTGCCGGCGCCGGTCTGCTAGAAGCAGCCATGATCTCAAGCCATTAGCGGCCGAGGCTGATTTTCGGGGACGTGTCATTGAAAAAGAAAACCTTCAACATTCACGGCGACAATATTGTCGAATGTGTCCGCGCGTTTGACTACATCGTGAGCGGTCTCGGCGATCTAGTTCGCGAAGTCATCGGCCCTAGCGTATCGGTGACATGTCCTGTCTATACGCTAACGCTGGAAAGCCAAGAATTGGTCTTTCAGTTTCTGCCAGGCTACGGTGATCGTCGCTGGAATCAGGACGTTCTTGCTTTTGTAAAAAGATCTGGCGGAAGGTTGCGCGAAGCCGCCGACGCTATCGTGACGCTGATTCAGGACGGAGAAGAGCAGCCCGTCGCCGCTATTGAGTTCTGTGGCGCGCTGCCAGCGGGCAACCAAGCATGGCAGCGCCAAGGCCGGGCGTTTTCTTTTGCTCATGCCGAGGTGCCATATTTCTACGTCGCAGAACTGGGCGGTTTCGAGTTAGACGCAGATCGTGGTCGCAAAGCGGAGCGGATGCCCAATCCGGCAATCCCGTTCAGCTTTTTCGCCATGACCCAATATCATGGTTCTGTGTGTCTGCCAGTCTATGAGGCCAACGCCGGAGCCACCTTGGATACAATTCAACGCTTTGGCCCAATATTCGGCAAAGAAGACTTTCTCGAATTTTTGAAACTTGCAGTGCTTGGCCATCCGACAGAGCAAGCAGCAGCGCGTCTTGGTAAAAAATGCGTCGCACTTGTGAAACTTCTGGCTGATTCAAAAAAGCGCAATGACGGGCTCACTGGCGGTCAGTGGGAACGTGCATATGACGCGGTGATGGCAGGCGAGAGCCTGCCGGACTTCCTCAACCGCAACGCACGCCTGACATGGAAAAAGACGGCGTACATAGCTGGCCTCACAGATACGGCCAAGCAATTTATGGCTCTTGGCGGAAAGGAAGGCTTCGGCCTAACCTCGACTGCGCTGCCGCTGTCGTTCGTACCAAAGGAACGCAGAGTCGCCTTTAGTGACGCAGCCAAAGCTCTTTATCCGGATATGAGCGCTGCTTTTAAGGCATGGTTGGCCAATAGCGACCGTCATCTTACGATCTCGTGGGTGATGGGTTTCAAGCCTCGCGGCGATGACGCTCGACCGGATCGGGGACTGCCACCGCTAGCGAGGATGCTTATTGGCGACGAAGCTGACTTGATGACTTTCGTCTATGGTCCGGCACCCAGGACACACTGGAATGAACTCGCAAGCAATCCAGTAGTGCTCGCGGGACGAAACGGACTGTGGGAAGCCGTATTGGGTGTGAGTGACGCGGTGCTGGTCGACAGCGCAACCAAACCGGCGGCGTTGCCGCGGGGCTATCTGAAGGATGCCTGGGCTGCGGTACTCAAGGAGGAAGACATCCCTCTGATGGTCGAAGCTCGGGTGCGAAGCTTTGGGGAACAAGACGTCGACACCGCCCTGCATGTAGCGTTTGAATCACTCGGCACGGACGTTGTTTTCGAGGGCATGTGCAACCCGCCAGGTGGCGATTGGTCCGGCATATCGTTTCGATGGGATAGCGGGGGGTCTGAGCTTCGTTGGCTGACTTTGCCGCGCGTATCTGCCGAGGGTGCGAAGCGGCCTGATCATGTCTTTGCCGTCTTCGGACATGACGACCGTCCAGTATGCCTGTGCATTGAGTCAAAGGAGTGGGCGCGTTCGCTTGATGCAAACATTGGTCCGCGCTTAAAACGCTACACGGAAGCACTTTTTGAAGGCGCCCCAAGCATCAGTCGAGGCGAGAAGATTGCGCCATGGGCAATCTATAAAGACCAATGGGAATGTCGCGATATGCACTATGTGTCGGTGGGTGCCTACCTGGCTACGGCGCACAGCCCGTTTTCAGGAGTTCCAGACGGAACCAACCTCGACATTCAGATTGGCGTGGAGTTCGCGCAGGACGGCAAGATGTGCACTCTTCATATGCGGGGCGACACAGCCGCAGGTACAGCTCTTGTCGGCTATCTTGCTGCTTTGCCCAATTGGGGTCAGTTCGTGACGATTAATGTCAGTAATTGAGGTACAGACTCTCCGTCACCATTTCTACGGGGCCATTTAGCACCTTGGCAACGGCGCTGTAGCCGCTCTTGAGAAGCTCTTTGCGTTTGTACAACTCAGCGGGAAGGCTGTAGTCGTATGCGGTCTCGCCTCGGGTGCCATCGAATGACAACGCCCATTTGACGCTGCGACGGTTCAGTTCGTCGAGTACGCTATAGAACCGGTCGACATCGAGATCGCCAATGTAGCGTTGCTTATTTCCAGCATAAGGCGGGTCAAGATAGACGAAATCACCCGCCTTGGCATCTGCAGTGGTCTGCTGGAAGTCGCCGTTGCGAAACTCAATTCCCTGCAGATGAGCGGACCATTCGCGCACAATCTTGGCAAAACGCTGCGGAAGCATCCCCTTGCGCGACAGGTGAAACGAATTGTTGAACTTACCACTCTTGCTGAACCGTACGATCCCATTAACGCATGTGCGCATGAGAAAATTGAGGTCTTCTGGCCGTTGATCCGCGTTGAAGCGTTCACGCACGACATAGAAGTAGCCGGGCAGGTCAGCCTGCAAGGCTGCCCACTGTGTGGCGTAATCGTCAATCAAACGCTCCGCATCATCGCGCACCAATTTCCAGAACGCGATCAAAGGAGCATAAATGTCTGCGCCGACAGCACCGGGTTTGCCGAGCATGTATAGAAGCGCTCCACCCCCAATAAACGGCTCGTAATAGCGATCATGGTTGGGGGCGAAGGCTGCGATGCGTGCGGCTTGGCTGCGCTTACTTCCTGTCCATTTCAGAAGCGAAGGTACGTCGCCGTGCGATGTGTGGCTTTCCTTAGCTACCTCGAAGATAGGCAGTTCGGTAGACTCAAAAAGAAGGGCGTCAAATGATTTCATTTCGTAACTCCGCTGAGTCGTGCGCGGGCAATGTCCACGTAGGATACATCTGTGTCAAAGCCAATGAAGTGCAGCCCCGCCTCCTGTGCCGCCACACATTCGCTACCAGAACCGGCGAAGGGGACGAGGCAGAGATCGCCGGGCCCAGCACAAAGCTCGATAAACCGCTTGGCCAGGCGGACCGGCTTCTGTGCAGGATGCTTGCCGTGTGCTTGCTCATGTCGCGGTTTGTTGTTTGGTAGATCCCAGACCGTACGCATTTGTTTGCCCGGTGATTTCAGGTCGTCATCTGAGAAATCACCAAACTTGGAGTGCTCGTAGTTGAAACGATAGGCGCGCTTGCCTCCGCGATGAGCCCACAAAATTGTCTCATGGCTAGCAGTCAGACGACGACCAGCAAGATTGGGAAAGCTATTTCGCTTGTACCAGACTATTTCGTTGATGATTTCGATTTCTAGAATTTGCATGGCAACGTTCGTGATCCCGGCACTGTGATATGTCCCGTGCACCCACATAGAGCCGGTCGGCTTCAAAACGCGTCGCGCTTCAGACAGCCAGCTTAGGGTGAAAGCCAAATAATCGTGCAAGCTCATATCGTCCCAAACTTGTGCGATCTTGCGCCAATTGCCACCAAAGCCGGGCAACGTTCCATGCTGCATTGTAAGTTCATTGCCCTTGCTGGCGTTATAGGGCGGGTCGGCGATGATGATATCAACGCTCTGATCGGGAAGCTGCGACACCATTTCGATGAAGTTGCCATGATAGACACGCTGGGTCTCGAGACCCCCAATACCTACAGGTTCCAGATTGCCTCTTTCATCGCGCTGCTGAGGCAAAGATGGTGTCGGTAGGGCGACAGAAGGTTTCGAAGAACGTCCGCGACGCTTAACGGGTGACGTCTTGAGATCCTGAATTGCTGCTTTGGTCATTTGGCGGTCTCGGCCTTTCCTCGGCTCTTGAATAACATATTGACTGCTTCGATCATCAAAGCTTGGAGTGTGTGATCCTCATCTAAGCCAATGCTGCGCAGCTGCTTCACGGCGTCTGGCTCCAGGTAGAAGGTCACACCTTTCTTGCCTACCCGGCTAGGCGCCCGTCCGCTCGCTCCAACTGACTTACCAGCTGATGATTGCATGTTTCCCTCGCTGTACGAACGCTATGAATGCATGCCGTCATGCTGTCACATTCTGTTGTGGGCCTCAAGCCGATTGTCGTAGGCAAGACTACTATATGTGGTCTTGCCAAAGGGCGGCTCGCCGAAGAAATGCGACTGCCCGTTTTGCATAACGATCAACGACGGAAATGCTACAACGGTCGGGGATCGTGATGACTCTCTATAGGGGCTATCCCTATCCCATCCATCCAGAGCGTATGACCCTCGGTGGCACTGGCACGCCCTGCGCCGTATGCTTGGTGATTCCGTCCGCCTCCTCGTTCAGCCGCATGCCCATGCTGATCAGCCCATGCAGGGCGGCGTGGGCGTAGACGAAGGTGTCGAGTGCCTCGTTGCGTTCGCCGTCGCGCTTGGGTTGCCAGGAGCGGATCGGGCGGCCCTTCTCGAAGCGGGTGATGACGCGTTCGGCGGTCAGCTGACGGAAATAGTCGGCGTCGAGACGGCGGGGGAAGTGGATGGCGCCGGGGCCGGGTTCGGTCAGTTTCAGGCGGGCGTAAACCGCATCTTTCACGGCATCGACGCCGACGATGAACAGCGGGATCTTGGCCTTGTTGCTGCGGGTGGGGCGGCGGGGCCAGACGGGAATCGCGGGGCCACCCCGGCCCTTGATCGCCCATATGCGGCGGGCAAGGCGGGTGCGGCAGAACTCGTAAGCCATCTTGGTGTGATGGCCGCCGGTGTCCACGGCGACGGCGCGAACGGGCAAATCGCCATAGGTGCCGTTCAGCACGCCATCGAGATCGGACCAGAGGCGCGGGCCGGATGGGTCGCCCCACAGCACGCGGTAGTCGATCACCCAGGCTTCCTCGTCGCGGCCCCAGCCGACGATCTGCACCTCTAGCCGGTCGCCCTGCACATCGACGCCCGCCGTCAGCACGGCCACGCCGGGAGCGAGGTCGCTGCCCCAATCCTCGCGTCTCGCCATCAGCGGATCGGCGGGAACCGTATCGCCTGCCTGGTCCTCCCAGGACTCGCCCAGCTTGGTGTGGCGAGCGCCGCGGCGGTGTTGGATGCGAAGCCAGGCGATCCGGTGACCCGTGAGGGGATGGAGTCTCTGCTCAACGACTGGAGCGGTGGTCGCCTCAGCCCGCGCTCCGTTAAGGCCATCGCCCAGCGCGTCAACGGAAGCTGGACCCAGGCCGGCTACCTCAAGGGCCGCGTTCGCAAGGTCAGGTCGGTTCCGACGGTGACGCCGGCGAATACCGCTTACGCCCTATTTCAAGCCTGGCTTACGGGCCGATCGGGCCGGAGGCTTTACGGCAGCGATTGGGTGCGCATACTGGGTCTGCCGGAGGATCGCCTGGTGGAATTGACCCAGTCAGCCGCGGAGCGCGGTATCCTCGTGTTCCGGCGCACAGGGGACGTCATGGAGGTTCGCTTCCCGGGCTACTTGACCCCCGCGGAAGAGGAAACACGCAGTGAGCAGGCTTGA